GCCTTGGTGCTACTGGTAGAGCCTTTATCAGCAACGGTGTTGTGACTCGTGTTGTTTTATTAACACCGGGTAGCGGATACTTAACAACTCCTACAATTACTTTAGACGGCGGACTACGGGTTGATGGAGTACAAGCCAGAGCAGTTGCTATTATTGGCGAAACTGTTATTCGTACTACTACTATTGGCATGAGATTTGACCGTGTGTCACACACAAACTACATAACTCAATTACAACAAACTCAAACATTTAGCGGTAACGGAAGCCAGTTGAAATTTCCATTAACTTGGGCTCCAGATATTCGTGTAGGACAAAGTTCGATTACAGTTAATGGTATTCCAGTACTAAGAGAGTTATATACATTAAGCACAGTGGCTTCAACAGTTAACGGTTACACACAATATTCAGGATTATTAAAATTTGCTATAGGTAATGCTCCTGCTAATGGATCTGTATTATCTGTAACTTACTTAATTAATCCAGTCATGTTAAATGCCGCAGATCGTATTGAATTTTATTACGAACCTGGCACTGGTATGTTAGGAAAAGATCTAGCACAGTTAATGACAGGTATTGATTATGGTGGTGCTATAGTTAACGGACTTGGATTTAATGTACAAACAGGATGGGGATCAAGCCCGTATTATAAAGATAAATGGGATAACTTTGATAGTAGCTTTGACGATTACTTTGTAACCGTGGCAGCTAACACACATAGTTTTACCTTGCCATACGTACCTGCTAACGGTACAGAAATAAACGTTTATCAAATTAAAAATAATATTGATTCTTACGATAACAGAACTGGCACCTATGCTAATCAATTAGAATTTGGTTATAATATTGTTGATAACAGTCCAACAGCCACAACAATTAGTCATATCAATACGTCAGGACATATTACCACATATAATCCAGACGGCAGCTATGAAACAACTTTAGTTGTGGTCGATGCTAGCGGAATTTTTTCAGGTATGGGTATTATTGGAGTAGGGTTTAGTTCGAATGTAGCTGTATTAACAACTACAGGTGCTAGCGGTGATGGAACAACAGTTACGCTAACATTTGATCCAGTATCAACCCCACCATATAGTATAGGTCAAACAATTATTGTTAACAATGTGTTACCAGTTGTTTATGATGGAACATATACTGTTACTGCTTGTACAACAACTAGTGTAAGTTATCTAAGTAAAGCTACTGGAACAAAAACACAAGCGGGCACTATCATTGGTAGTGCTATACATAAAGTTGCTAGTGTTAATCTAGCAACAAATACAGTCACATTGAATAGAGCTCCTGACAGTATTCCTAGTGGCAATTTAACATTTACATTTAACTTCTCGGGTAGTACACAATTAACTGTTACCGATACAACATACATTAATGTTAATGATATAGTATCTTGTTCGACCATTAGTTCTTTGATTTATAATTCTCGTGTTACTGCTATTATTGATAGTCAAACAGTTGCTATTAATACAATTTTGTACGCAAATATTAATTCAGGTGTTGAATTAACTTTTACTAAAACACTAGCACAGCCAACCGATATTACAATCAATGCTAATGGAACTGCCGTACTTAACAATATTGTATATCCAACAGGATTACCGAGCATAACAATTTTAAATATTACCGGAAAAATTAGTCCTACTAGGTTAGACGATACAAATTACGGTACTATTAATCAAACTAATAAAAATGCTATAATGTCAACTTTAGTATCTGATGGCATACCTGATAGTCAAGTTGCTCCAGGATTATATCAAAAGACATTTGCGATACCAAACACATATACAGTATTAACTGGTGACGAATTTATTTTTAGACGTAGTACCAGCGACGGATCTATATTACCAAATGCTAACGATTATGATACTTCTTTAGTTGGCGGAGATCTAGCGTATGGTACTGCTACGGGTCTGTCGGCAGATGATATCATAGTCGACGGCGATGGCATGGTTACTCCTACTACTAGTCCGGCTCCCGAAGAAGTTGTACCTGGGCAAGTAGTAGACGCTGTTGCTATTAAAGTTTATGATAGATCTAATTCGGGCGCCGCAAATATTCAAGTAGAAAATTTTATTGCAGACGGTACACACAACGTTTACACATTGGCACAACAACCTAATAGTCCAAAAGCATTAATTGTTAAGGTTGGTAGTGTAATAAAAACTGAAGGAACTGATTATGCAGTTGATTACAGAAATAAAAAAATTACGCTAACTGTAACACCTACAGCTCAAACTGTTGTAACTGTATTCAATATAGGATTTGCTGGTTCTAACATACTTGATCTTGACTATTTTGTCGGCGACGGAATTACTACTGAATTTGTAACTAAAGCACCTTGGTTAACAGATATCACATCGGTAATTTATGTTGATGGACTAGCGGCAAATCCAAGAATATTTAAAACAGATGCCACATACGATTTTGCTAATGCAGTTGGTTTTAAATTTGTTACACCTCCAACAGCAGGAAGTTTAATTAATTTTATTATAGTTAGTGGAGCACAGCAAACATTTGTTGTGACAAACAAAGAAATTATACCAACTAACGGAGTAAATCTAACATATTCATTAGCCTATCCAGTTGGAACAAGTTTACCAAACGAATCTAATATGATAGTTCGGGTAGATCAAACTATCTTATCGGGTCCTAACGATAACTATTTTACAATCGGAAAAAATCGACTAAACTATAATATTGATCCGGCAAAGATTGTCCCTTACTCGGCAACAATTCAAAATATTAATGTTATAGCCAATGGTATAACTTTAAAATTAGGCGCAGACTATACTGTAGATCTTTCTGGAATTATTATTACGCTGACAAAAAATGCTTATACACTGTACAAAGGAACAACATTACTTGTAAGTATTACCACTGACGAAAGCTATTTCTACGATCCGATAGCAAAGACAATTACATTTACTCAAGCCTACGACCATACACACACAGTTGAGGTAACTAGCTCATATAATCATAGTATGCTAGACATACGCAGATCTAGTATTGATGTAACGTCTAATATTTCGTTAACACCAAATACTGCTGAGTACTATTACTATAAAAATCTAGCTTCAGGTTTAATAAAACTAGATAGAACAATCTTAGATGACGGTTATGTTTGGATTACTAAAAACGGCACATTACTCACACCTACGATTGACTACAAATTAAACGACGATAAACAAAGCGTTCAGTTGGCAGTATTACCTAATAAAACTGATCGTTTAACATTTATTACATTTGGCAGTAATGTATTATCCCCAGGAATTGCTTACATGCAGTTCAAAGACATGTTAAACAGAGTAAGTTACAAACGATTGAGTTTAAGCAAGAGAACCACGCTTGCTCAAGATTTACATTTGAACGATACCCGTATGGTTTTAACTGACGCTAGCAATTTCGATGTACCAAATCCTACAGCTAATAAGCCAGGCGTAATTGAAATACGAGGAGAACGTATTGAATATTTTGCTAAAAATGGAAATATATTGAGCCGATTACGTCGTGGTACACTAGGTACAGGAGTTTATAAGTTACATAAAGCAGGTGCGTTTGTTCAAGATATCGGCCCAACTGAAACTATACCTTATACCGAAACAACGTTGACAGAACAAATCATAAGTGACGGAACAAATATTGTTAATTTAAGTTTTGCTCCGCAATTATATCCAATAAAAGACGCAAAAACTCACGAAGTCTTAGCAGAAGTTCCCGGCGATATCGAAGTGTTTGTTGGCGGTTATAACGATGGATCAGCCTGGGCTTCTGGAGTTACATACAATGTTGGAGATATTGTTAACATAGGTAGCTATACCTATAGATGTACAACTGCGCACTCAAGTGGAGCAACATTTAGTGCCGATAGTGCTAACTGGACATTCTTCATAGGCAATATTCGCTTGAAAAAACAAGGGTATAGTGTTCACAACGTTAATGTTAACCCTTATAGCCCAGCAGGTGATATAGCATTGCCAGCAGATTTTACAGTAGATGGAATATCTAAATCTTTAACATTGACTAATTTGTTAAACAAAGGAACCCATATTACTGTAATCAAACAAATTGGTACTGCTTGGGATGGTGATAAAAATAACCCAGTTAACATTCTAAATGATAACAGTAAAATTGCTGAGTTTTTAAAGGTTAGTCCAGGTATTTGGTACACAGATTACAAGAGTTAAACTAGCGGATAATGGCTTTGATAAATATAAGATAAAGAGAGATTGATATGCAGACTAAAGACGCAACAGGAATTCATATCGAGGGTCACATTAAGATCCACGACCCGGTTTCTAAAGAAATTTATGTGAATAAACGTAATGCCATTCACTATGAAAACATCAGTATAGCCCTAGCAGAAAGTATGGCTAATAGTGGCCAGGGTTTTATCTATCAAATGGGTTTTGGTAACGGCGGAACCAGCATAGATCCAACCGGAATTATTACATATCTCACTCCAAATACCAGCGGAACTAATGCTAGTCTTTACAACCAAACATATACTAAAGTAGTAAACAATAATTCTAGTACAAACTTAGACCCTAGCAGAAATTTTATCGAAAGTCGACATGTAACCGGAACGAATTATACAGATATTTTTGTTACTTGTTTGCTAGATTACGGCGAGCCAAGCGGACAAGGCGCATATGATACAGCGACTAGCACAGAAGCTACGTATGTATTTGACGAATTAGGCCTACAAAGTTACAATTCAGATGGATCAACTTTATTGTTAACTCATGTTATTTTTCATCCTGTATTAAAAAGTTTAAACCGCCTAATACAAATCGATTATACTGTGCGCATTCAAAGTTTAACCGGGCTAGTAGGAGTATAAGATGACCTATCCAGTTACTTACACCGAATCGAACAATCCGGCAAAACCTGCCATTATTGTACAAGACCAAAGTCTAAATACACAAACCAGTCTTACATTTGTGGGACAAAACTATAACGGGTATGCTCCAATAATTGCTAACGATTTTCTACATTTATTAGAAAATTTTGCGGCACCCACAGCTCCTTCCAATCCAGTCCAAGGACAGTTATGGTACGATAATGGAGTTAGCAGTCTTAAAATCTGGGACGGCACAACTTGGACATCGGCCGGTAACTTAAAAAAATCTGCTACAGCACCTTCAGTATCAAATAGTCTGCAAGGCGACTTATGGGTAGATACTGCTAACAGTCAATTATATTTGTTTTCAGGATCTAACTGGTTATTGGTTGGCCCACAGTTTAGTCAGGGTACATTAACAGGTCCTATTGTTGAAAACATAGTTGATACTAACAACGCGACTCATAGTGTGGTTTGTAATTATGCTTCTAGTTCTACAACAGGTACCAGCTATAGAATATCAATAACTAGCAAAGATACTTTTATTCCTAAATTGGCAATTCCAGGGTTTACCACAATCAATGAAGGTATTAATTTAAGTTCAATAGATGCTAGTTCGGGATTAACCAGATTCTGGGGTACTGCGCAATCTGCAGATTCTTTATTAGTCAACGGAAAAACTCTATTATCTTCTAACTTTTTAACTACAGAAGGTACGACTAACACAACAACTAGCACATTTAATGTAAAATCAAATTCTGGTATCAACATTGGTACTGCGTTAGGTTTCAATATTGGTGTTAGCTCTAACACTACAATTTTTACTAGTATTACTAGCGGACATAATGTTGCGTTTAATTTAAATAATGGCACTGCTACCCAGACTTTAGTATATTTTCAAGCAAACGGTACAGTCGGTATAGGATTTAACAATACAGCACCATCGTCTACATTAGATGTCATGGGCACATTAACTATTAAACCCGATACAACTAATATACCTTCTGGCGGTCCAGGAAAATTAATAGTGACAGGTACTACTAATTCTACAAGTACAACTACTGGTAGCATTGTTACTACCGGCGGCCTCGGTGTTGCTTTAAATAGTAATTTTGGAAAAGATATTTCAGTATTTGCTAGTCAGCCTAACAATACAGGTGGCGGCGTAATATTAAATAACCTAGCTTCAGGTATACCAGTAGCCGGCGCTGTTATTGTTCCAGGTTATAGTATAAGCTCATCTGAGGCAACCAGTCTAAATATTCCGTATGTCACAGCAGGTGCTGGTTTATATGACATTGGAACTGCTACTCGCCCATTTAGAAATGTATACGCTCAAAGTTTTGTTGGTACATTTAATGGATCTTTTACTGGTGCGTTAGCGGGTAGTGTAAACGGTAGTGCGGCAAAACTAGCAAGTCCAACACAATTTAGTTTGTCGGGCGACGTAGTTAGTAATATTGTTAGCTTTAATGGTCAAAGTTCAGACGGTAAAGCAATATTTAATACACAAATTAATCAAAATTTTATTACTACTAGATCAGATAACACAGCAAGAACTTCAGCAACTGACAGTTACGCTAACGATGCCTTATTAGTTTATCAAACAGGCGCCGGCCTAGTACAGATGTCTAAACAGACATTATTTAATCATGTGGCAACAGTGCCAGTTGGTTGTATTTTTCCATATGCCGGAACAGGGCTGCCGACTGGTTATTTGTTATGCGATGGCAGTGAAGTACAAATTTCAAAGTATTCAGCCTTATATAACATTATTGGTTACAATTATAAAGCGGCAATACTATTACAAGGGCAAGGCACATTTGCGTTACCTGACTTAAGAGGTAGATTCCCATTGGGCCGAGACAATATGAGTAACGGAATAACTGTTCCTTATAAAGACGGTTCAGGCACACAGATTTCAGCAGGTGGTGGCCCTGCTAATCGTGTAAGCGATGTTACAGCTGACATAATTGGCACTGGAGCAGGCAACCAACAAGTTTCGTTAGGTGTTAGTAATTTGCCGGATCATAAACATACATTAAGTCCTGACAATGTAACTCAATATTATGCCGTAGGTATTCCGGGAGCAGGCTCGGATCCAAATGCGCAAACAGGTCTTGGATTGCCAGTTCAACTTCAACCTGGCCAAGGATCGGGATTACCTAATAGTGGCAGTGTTAATGCGACAGCGCACGGTGTACCAATTAACATTATGAATCCTTACGAAACTATTAATTACATAATCTTCACTGGTGTCCTATAATGACTTATTCAATTCTTTTAACCAACGGTACAGCAATAACTAGTATAACAGACGGATCAATCGATACCTCTACTGATTTAGCGTTAATTGGAAAAAATGCTTCGGGCTACGGTAATTTTATCAATGAAAATTTTGTACATTTATTAGAAAATTTTTCCAATAGTGCTCCACCTAACAGCCCTATACAAGGACAGTTATGGTTTGACACCAGTGTCAACCGATTAAAAGTATACAATGGCGTACAATTTGTAGTAAGTGGCGGATCAATTGTTTCCAGTACTATTCCAAGTAGTATCTCGTCAGGTGATTTATGGATCGATAATGTTCGTGAACAGCTATATTTTAATGACGGTATAAACACATTACTAGCCGGACCAGCATATACAGCGGCACAAGGTGTTTCAGGGTTTACAATTGAAGATCATTTAGATACCAATCAGATTAGTCATACAGTTGTTTTGTTATGGTTATCACAGCAGTTGTTAGGAGTGTTTACCAAAGAATCATTTACATTTGCTGAAGCACCGGCCGGTATACCTGCTACAGTAGGAGTTGGATTTACAGCCAGTTCTATACCAAATTTTATTTTTAATGTTCCGACAACATCATCGCAAGCGTTGATAGCTGCCACCGGTTCTTTAAAAACAGCTGAAAGTTTTTTATCAACAACTGATAACAGTCAAAGTACTGGTATATTAAGTATTCAAAATACTACCCCATTAATTTTGGGACCAAGTGCCAATACAGAGTTCGATGTAAATGCCAGTTTGTTTCAAATTAAATCAAACAGTATTAATCAAAACTTTTTAATTCAATTGTTAAATGGTTCAGGAACACAACCTGCATTGTTTATT